AATCGAACCCGCCTAGATAGGTTGAAAGCCTATTGACCTAGCCCAGAAGTCTAACGCTATATAAACTGGCAGAGGTGCTTGGAATCGAACCAAGGTAAACGAGTTCAAAGCCCGTTGTATTAGCCACTATACGACACCCCAACAATAAAACAGGATGCATTTTCTTTTTCCAATAAAAGTGAAATTTGAATTTGCTGTTAGCATCCTAAAATTGGTACCCTCGACAAGAATTGAACTTGTAATAAAGGCTTATCAAGCCTCCGTTATACCATTTAACTACAAGGGTAAAATTGGCGGCTCCAAGGGGAATCGAACCCCTATTAATGGCGTGACAAGCCACCGTACTAACCATTATACTATGAAGCCAAATTTTGGTGGAGGAAGTAAGATTCGAACCTACTCATCCTTAGGAAACAGATTTACAGTCTGCCGCGCCTCTCCAACTGCGCCGTTCCTCCATGTGTTAATTGTAACACTCTCCTTTGACTATGTCAACAGCTTTCAGGGCTGTTAGGAAAGTGTGTATTAAAAAGTTCTTTAATATATTTTTACAAATTAAAGAACACTTTAATACGCTACCATTTTACAATTCTAGTTATCGCCTAGAACTTACCATCCGGTAGGCCGCCCACATTAAGCCGATGTTTTAAGTGCCAGCAGGGTCGCGTTCCCTATACACACTTTTTCGAAAGTCTAAAAACAAAAAACCCCAGGGTTGTTAATCCTAGGGTCCTTAAAGTTTTGGAAATTTGTTAGTTGTTACTAACCATCCCAGCCCTCCGTGGACCCTAAAATCTCTGGTAAACGATCATTTGATAGACTGACTGTACTATTAATCGTTAGCCAATAAGAGGGCATAAAGCCTTCCGCCTGGGCTATCGAATGTTTAATACATTGTCTATTGAGTGATTGCATTTTTTGCTCTTGTTTACTTTCTGAAAATTTTGTTAGCGGAATTGCTAACATGTTCTTATTGTAGTGCCTCTTGGCACTGTTGTCAACTACTCTTTAAATCTTTTTGTTGTTTTTGGACAACAAACTTTTTTAACTAGTTCTTAACAACGATGATTCTATTGTATGTTTATTTAGTCTTTGTGTCAATACCATATATGAAATGTGGTATTTTTACAACGATTTAAAACAAAACAGTATAACCACCCATTGATCTCAATTCTGATACAAGCCGACGATGTGTCATTACACGTTCGTACTCCTGTGTCATTCTTATGAAAACATCTTCGTCGCTTTCATAATTTAGAGATATTTGTTTGATCCACTGTAGTAATTGTATTATCTTTTGTTTCATCAGTCAACCTCTAGTAAGTCTTTAACTTTCTTTGGCAGTACAGGATGTTTCATTCTCTCTGGATGCCAAACGATACCGTAGATTGGCTTTGACGTATGTTCAAAGGCTTCGGTGTTACCGTCTATGTCTGTAGCAGTAGTTATCATATCAGCACCCATGGTCTTAATGAACTGGCTGTGATAGCTGTTTACAGTATGTGTACTGCCTTCCATGTTTATTAAGTGTGATGTATCTGTATGATCATCAATGTAACCGTTTACTCCTCCGGTCAGATCATTCACAGTAAAAGCGCCGTGGCAAACGCCAACAATAGGTTTGCCCAATTTAAGTGCATGAGCAAATAATAAATCTTCGGTAGTATGTCTTGCAATACTATCGGGTCCTCCTGTAAGGACTAGGCAATCAAATTCTATACTTTCATCGATTGCGCCAATATTGGCAACAGGTATAAGTGTATGTTTATGTAACAGTTCATACCAACTGCGTTCTAGTGCGTCAAATAAAAAGTTATTGGGAGGGATGCGAACATCCCTCTGACTCATTAAAATCCGCATAAAGTCCTATTAGGCTACAGCTTCCTTGCCATTGAACGCAACACATAGGTTACGATGTGGCTCGCCATATGCTTCTAGCATAATTTGTTGAACTTCTGGACTAGCTGTCTTGAAGTCGCCTAAACTTGTGCATGAACACTCGAATAGATCCCAAATCATTTCTTTAACATAAGATAGGCACTCTTGCTGTGCTTCTTCTGTTGTGCATAGTTTTTCTAACATCATACGGCCAATATTGCTGTGGAACTTTTCGTCACGTGCAACACGGTCATAACGCTTTTGAATGAACTCATCGCCAGCACAATCAGCCATTGTAGCCCAAACATGGCTAGCACGACCTTCAGCCATATACTGATACAAGTGCATCATGATTGGATTGTTTTGTGCTTCGTATTTCTGGATCAAGCTAGCACCCATACGAACGTCAACTTTACCATATGATTTCCAAATTTCTTCTAGATCTGGCTTTTCACCTGTCAAATGTTCTAGGATTTCGTATACAATACGGAAGTGTTCTGCTTCATCCCATGCTTGCTTTGATAGCAAACGGCAATCTTCTGGATCTGTCAAAGCTGGTAATTCGCTTACTTTTTTTGACAATTCAATCATATTCATACGCTCGTTGCTTAAACGAATATGAAAGAAATTTTCTAATTCTTTTTTGTCCTTACCGCGTTCTGCGAAGAACTGACGTGTTTGGATTTCAGCCACTTTGTGTAACGGCATGAATGAATCCCACAAATCGTCTAAAAATTCTTTTGCTGGCTTTGTCATGTTAATTCCTTAATTTTAATGAGTGAGTAAAGTACTCTTTTTTATTTATCCGTTTTTTTCAGGACCGTATCTACTAAAGGTTTCCACTGAATTTCACGATCTTTTACATATTTAGTATATGCTGTTTGAGTGCTTAATTCGGGTGTTTCTAGCATTAAGTTGTTTTCGTACATTGTACGCACATCCTCACTCTTTAAAGCTCTAGTAAATTCTGTATGGTACCAGTCTTGCACATCCTTGGGAGTGCCAGCAGGCAACATTAGCCCCCAAGTTCCGCTAATGTTAAATCCAGGAATCGCTTCACTTAAGAGTGGTACTTCTGGCATCTGCGATAATTTGTGATTACCAGACAATGCTATGATACGGATTTTATGATCCTTATAAAAAGCATTGGCAACTAGTACAGGTACAACTGCAAAACGCACACTTCCATTGACTACATCAGTTAGTGCCGCTACAGGACTTTGATGATCAACACGTACAATATGTTCCTTGTCTTCTTTCAAGTTTAATTTAACAGCCATTTCTTCGTAGACTAGTCTGGCGCCGCCTGTGGCCGCAATACTTACTTGTCTAGTTTGTATTGCTCTTGTAAAAAGTTTAACATTATCGATAGGATCGTTGATATTTGCAACTATAGCAAACGGACTGCTGGCCGCAAAAAACGGATAATCAAAACTGGCAGTGGTATATGTACGCCCTGGTCCTGGAACAGCAATTTTGTCCATTGCGGCTAGTCCTGGAATACTTACCATTGTAACACTATATCCATCTGCGGGCTTGTGACTAAGTTCTTCTGCTCCAACTACACCGCCAGCACCGCCTCTGTTAATAACAACAAATTTAGCACCTGTGTTTTCTTCTACCTGTTTGCTCAATGCACGAAACACTAGTTCGTTGACACTACCTGGTGCCCATGCAATTATAGCTTCGATAGGTTTAACTGGTTCCCATGCAAAGCATAGTGTTGGTACTAGTAATAGTACTGCTAATAACTTTTTCATTCTTGTACCTCTATAATTTCTCGTCCCCATTGGAACATGTTCCATACTCTATCATGTACATAATACATCAATGCATTGATAGTAAACTGACAAACAAAAATAACACTTGCTGTTTCGCCAGCACTTGCTCCTGATTTAGCAACAAAATATACAATCGCGGCAGTTGTCGATCCGCCGATTATTCTCCAACTTACAAGTCTTGCAATACTACGTTTACGCCAATCATTAAATTTTTTCTTCACTTTCGTCTCCATTCCGAATATATTCTATTTCCAGTGTCCCATCGTAGTTCTAAAATCTTGAATCCAAATAAGTCAGCTAATCTGATATGTTCCTCAAAGCTCCATGGATAAAATTCTATATATTTACATTCCTCTGTTCCATGATCTTTTAATCCTGGATTGCAACGCCAAAAGATACGTCCTTCGGGTCCTACTAAACTTGTTACCAATCCAACTTGCTGTTCAATATAATCTTTATCTCCAAAATTAATACTACCTAGACACAATGCTACATCATATGTCATGGTAAATTTTTTGCAATACTGTTCCAAGGTCAACTGATAGTCAGCTTCTGGAAAAGCAGGATCGATACCAATTACATTTGGTAAATGCTTTTTGAATTCGTTAGTACCACAGCCGATGTCTATAACAGTCTCTGATGATTTAATTTTATTCAATAAAGCCATGCCCGAGAACTCAGGCAAGTTCAAATTGTTGTATTGTGTGTTGCGCCACACTTTACCAAAGTAGTTGTTTAAATAATTTTGATCCATAATTTTTCGAGATAAAAAAACTGCGGGGTATTACGCCCGCAGTTGTTATTATACTACCTTTTTAGGCGTATGTATAGTTATACGCTTTTTCCATCATCTCACGTGCTTCTGGAACTGGCTTGGTGTTAATACAACTAATTTTATATAGTTTCTTACGCATTTGATCTGCCAATGCTAGTGCATGTGCTTGAGCTTCTGGAGTGTCAACTAACTTCTCTAGTTTCCACTGTCCAATATTACTGTGAAATCCTTCATCACGAGCAACCTTAGTATAACGATGGCTGATAAAATCATCTTCGATGGTTTCAGCCATTTGGTGCCAAACTGCTTCTGCACGACCTTCAGCGATTGTTTGATACAATGCTAGGGCGATCGGATCTTCGTGTGCATTGAATTCATCAATCAATGCGGCACCTTTACTAGTAATACGTGTTTCCCAGCTATCGATAGCCGCTTCTAGGTCAACTTCTTCACCTGAAATGTGTTCGATAACTTCTTTAACTAGACGATAGTGTAGTGCTTCGTCCAAAACTTGCTTGCTCAATAACTGTAGTTCGATAACATCTGTATCTTTTGGCATTTCTGAAATTGTTTTTGCAATTTCTACCATATTCATACGTTCATTAACCATACGTCCAGTAAAGTGATCAATTAGTTCTTCTTTGCTTGGTTTGCTTTCAAAGTATGCTTTAACTTGCATCGCACTGGCTTTGAAAAGGGTTTGATTGTTCTCAACTAATTCGTTGACGAACTGTTTTGCTGTTTTCATTTTTTAGGTCCTTAAATTGAAAAATTAAAGGCCGCTGGGGTAAGAGCTTACCGCTGGGGAATAACACATCCTGTGTTATAACTATTTATCTTATAATTGCAACACTTATATCTTCTTGAAAATAGTATTGATAATATTCGTCAGGAGGACGTTTTATTTGCAAAAAGTCGCATAATTCTCTGTTACTAGATGGAGTAAGAGTATCGTGTACATGTTGGGCAGTTACGATATTAAAATTTTGCTCTTCTATATGACTGGCCATGGTAGCTAGATCAACATAGTAATCATAGCAAGGATACTTGATATTAAAGTGCCCGCATTTAACCCACCAACCTAAACATGCATCGTCACCACGATAAACTAACACTACAGGGCAGTTGGGCCATGTAGTTCTTAAAAAATCTATGTGATTACTTAGTACATGGCTTTTAATAATGCGTGTGCCTGTTCCTGTAAATGGGCTATCGAATAATTGTTCAACAGCTTCTTTAGGCATGTCTTCTATGTTAGCAGGAATTTCAAATTCCATACCTGGATCAAAGTATGCACCCATGTGCATGACACCTGCGTGATGCTTATAAGTACGATCTTCTGTATAATCGCTACGATCTATATCTGGACTAAAATAAATGTTCTTAGCAACACTTGACCATTTACTGCCAGGAGCACCTACTACGAATATGTACTTCATTGTTTAATATCCTTTAGTACAGGATAAAATGTCTTGCGTAGACGTTCTCTGTAGACTTGTACACCTTGTGGAGTTAGTTCACGTTCGTCTATAGTAATTAAATTATCTTCACGCCATTTTTTATATTCATCGCTACGCACAATAGGAGCAAATGTTTTTGCGTACCAGTCTACAATTTCTTTAGGTGTGTTAGGCGGTAAAGTTAGTACCCATGCACCGTAAACATTGATACCGGGAGCGATATCATTAAGTAAGGGAACATCTGGTAATTGTGCTAGTTTGCGTTCGCCAGCAACACCAATAGCTTTTACTTTGCCTGCATCTATAAATGGTTTAGCAATAGCAACAGGAATCATTCCAAACTCCGTTCCAGACTTGCCATCATACTGTGCTACGCTTAACAATGTAGGATTAGGTCCATTGAATATAATGAACTGTACTTGACTTTTATCGCCTTTAGTTTTTGCCATTAGATATTCATAACCTGTACGATGTGCTCCGCCGCCGATTGCAAAATTAATAGGGCGAGTAGGTTTGTGTATTAACTGTGCAAACTCCTTAGGAGTGTTTATAGGACTTTTAGGACTTGCAATTAGGATTAAAGGACTTTTGCCTGTTGTTAGCACTTCGCTAAAGCTATCGTAATTGTATTTCTTTACTCCAGCTTCCCATACATCATTTGTAATCCATAAACTCATATGACTTAATACTGCTACAGTATAACCATCTGGTGCGGCTTCGTATAAAGTGTTGGCCGCAATAGCACTATCGGCACCTGGTTTGTTTTCAACAACAAACTTAGTTTTATCGCCTGTGCTTTCTAATATTTTTGCTAGTTCTCTAAAACTAATTTCGTTACCACTACCCGGGGCAGTTCCAATAATAACTTTGACAGGCTGTGTAGGTTCCCAAGCGAATGCTAATGCTGGCACTAATAAGAGTATTGCTAGTAGTCTTTTCATTTAAAGTCCTTTAAGTATAAATTTGTTCCATCTTCTAACATCATTACCCATTCATGTTCTAGTATGTGATAATGACTAGTTTGTACAATCTTGTTCATAGGGTAATCATCCGATTTCATTAATTTTTGAAGCAGTAATTTAATTGCCCACTTGTGTGTTGTTTTATCTGCACTGAGATATTTTTTAGCGTAGCGACCAATACTCCATTTTTGAAAGTCTACAGTTTCGTAAAAATTAATCATACGGTCTGCAATATCTTTAGGCATATTACGCATACGATTAGTCTTGCCCATTTGCCACTTGCTGTTAAGTTCATTAAATGACAAAAATTCAGGAACTGTAACAATAGGTTCACCTGGAAAATTTGCTACAATACGTTCCATTACTTCTACTTGATCCTTGTTCAAGTAGTCTTTCCAATTCATTGTAAAGTGCTCAGGTTGTAGATTATGATATTGACCAAACAACTGGTCGCCTAAATATCCACTTACAATAAGTCCTTCATCAAATGTAGGATGCATAAGCGGAGTTGTTAGAGAATACTCTATACCTCTACCTTTAATATAAGTATCAAATACCGAACCTGATTCAACTATACTATTATAGTTACAAAATACTTTTAACTGCTTAGGGTCTGCAAATTCCATTAGACTAAACAATGCACCTGTACTGTCTAACCCGCCACTCCAACTTACACTTATTCTTTGTCCGTCAGCACGTTGAACGATTGCCTGTGCGGCTCCTAATGCTATATCGGTAAATGATTTATTATAGCTAGGATCATATTCTGGCAATGGTTCCCAGCCGCCCATCTTTAAATAGTGTGGCAATGTTCTGGTACGATCTTGAAACATGCCCATATTGCCCATGCTACAACGGCTACCTAACTCAGTCCAGTTTTCTAATTCGCATCGCTGATATAATTCTAACAACTCGTCAAAATTATCAGCCTTGTAAGGATCTAATTTTGGACTGTTAATAATTTCTTTAAGTCTATGTACTAATACATTTACTATCATAGATCAGTCCTTATAAACGGACGCAAGCGCCAACTGCCATTGTAGTCTGTAACAAGTATGGGTTCTTGTGTTGAGATAAATTTTTCTTTGTTTGTTCTAACGTACTCTAAATCTTCTGGAGTATTTTGTATAATAGATTCTGGAACTAGTATTTCGTATCCTTCTGTAAATGGTACAAAGGCAAGAGGATCACTACTGTCGTACCAAAAAATGCTTTTGAGTATTCTGTAGTCTCGATTGAATTTAGGGCTGACAGGATAAAAAGGTATCTCCCATACCCAGCCTTTTAGAGTAGGTTCCATATCACTAATTATACTATCTTAGAAATTTTAGTCAAGAATAAGGCTACCGAAATAGCCTTATCTTTTAACCGTTCAATACTTTTGCTACTGAATTCATAACACTGGCAATACGACCAATGTCGCGTAAGTTTTCTACTGTGTAGCCTTCTTGCTTGAGTGTGTCATAGTGTGCCTTAACACAGAAATGACATTTACCAACAATACTTGCGGCAAGACTGAATGCCTCAAAGTTTGCCTTTGTAGTTCCACCATGTGACGCAATAGCATTCATGCGTAACTGTGCTGGCAAGCCTTTTAACTGTTCATCATCAGCCATTTCAACATAGGGGTACCAGATATTGTTTTGCGACATGATGCTTGCGGCAGTCATTGCTGAGTCAGCAAACTTTGGTGCGTCTGCTAACATAACACTTAATACTTTTCCGTTACCAGTTGCGGCAAGTGCGGCCACTGCACATCCTATGGCCACATCTGCATCCAATGTACTACGCAAAAGGACAGCGTCCAAGTTTAACTTGGTGTCCTTTGCATAGTCTGGTAATGCCGGTTTAACTGTTTCAATAAAACTCATTTTGTTTTCCTTTTAATGTTATTCATTCGTCAACTCCATTGTATTGCCGCTATCGTAGCATACTTGGCATATTTCTGTCTAATCTTTATTGTTAGGCGATTTTCGGTGGCATCCATATTAGCCATACCCCAATTCCAATCCCATCCTTGACGACCTACATGCTGTTCCATCCAAGGGCGATAGTGATCGTTCGGGTCTGCTGATTCTGCTGATACTTTAGATCCATCTAGTGATTCGTGCAAGACTACCCAGCCTTTGGGCCAACGCACATTGATAACAACTCCGGGCATGAATCTCCACCAAAGTTTCTCTTTGATGTTGAGCCCGCAAGGCAACCAATAGTTTTGTTTCCAGAAGTATAACCCGTTGATTTCTAGTTTACTCATACTCTACTCTTACAGTTATCAAAGTGTCTTCTAACGATATTATGTTTAACTCCAGTAGCACCACAATGTGGGCAAGATACTACTTGTAATATCCTACCATTTTTCCATCCTAAGTCTGTATAACCTGATAGAGCACTTACACTAACCTTCTTTTGTTCGGTGCCGTTGTTGATCCATCTTGTCTGACTCACTATATCAGACAGTTTAGACTTAGTATCGGTATTGTGACTTCTACCAATTGCCTTTTCTCTTATTTTGTTTCTTCTGCTTTCTTCTCTATCTGCCGGCCTATTAAGTTGAGACAACGACATACGCTTTTTTGTATCTTCAGAAATAACTCTACCCATCAATGACGCTGATCGTTTGGCGTTCCCTTCCGGAGTCTGTTTTTTCTTTCTTTGCGATGCTAATGCTTTTTCACTTGCTGGTCCAACATTTCTAAACTTTTCACCGCCGAGGTTTTCATTGAGCCACTCACTCTTGTCAAGAGCACCGACTTTCTTGAGAAACCTATATTCATAATTAAGTGCTTGGTCAGGACTTTCAAATACTTTCCTTACCTCAGCCTTAAAAGAATCTATTCCGTATTCGTTTAATAAGTTCTTAACCTTAACAGAAGAAGTAAAATACCCACCGGACCTCCAAAATGTTTCAGGGTTTGAACCCTTTCCATATTTAGATCCGTAATATTTCAATCCGGTGGGTATGTGTAAAACAAAATAAGTGTAGGGTATTCGATCAGACATAAATGTTCCTGTTAGTATATTTATGTCTGTCCTACGGACTTACAGCGTTTCGCCCCCGATAGTTCTTGAACAGGCACACAGTTCCCCCGTTTGAAGACTATCTAAGATTCGAAGTGTTTCTTCTGGACTACGACCTACATTTAGGTTATTGACTGTGACATGTTGGATAACATTATCTGGGTCAACGATAAATGTTGCTCTCAGTGGTGCTCCTGCCGGGGCAAAAAATACACCCAATTGCTCGACTAAACTTAGTTCGCCTCGTTGTGTATCGGCAAACTGAGTATGTGTAATTTTCTTCAAGTCTGCGTGGGCATTTTGCCAGGCAACCGCACAGAATTCGTTATCTGTTGAGCCTGTAAGTAATACAGCATCTCTATCAATAAAATCTTGGTTCAATTTGTCATACCCAACAATTTCTGTGGGGCAAACAAAAGTGAAAGATTTTGGATAGTAAACGATTACTTTCCACTTGCCTTCAAAACTTTGATCGGTAATTGTAAAGTATGCGTCTTCTGGTTGTCCTGGCTTAACACCAGTAATTGCGAAAGCTTCTAATTTATTTCCAACTGTTTTCATATCATTCTCCTTATGTGTGTGTTTGAAAACTAATAACTCAGTGTTTGTACTGATATGTTATTGTAATAGTATTTAACAATAAGATCAAGCATTTTAATTGATTTTTTCAATAATTATTTCAATGACCGTTATTAAAAAAATCAATAATGATTATGATATTTTTGGTTCTTCTTTATGTTCTGCCAAATCTTCTCGAGTAACATACATTGGATGATCCATGATACGCATCCACTTGATTGGTTTCCAATATTTGGAAAGAAGATTATTGATGATTACTACGCCAATAAAAATTACGATAAACCCTAAGGTTGTTAAAATACTGCCAGCTAAAAATACTGCCGCTTGATCCATGTCCATTTTAATACTCTCTTAATAAAAAAGGGCCCGTAGGCCCTTATACTGTCTAATCAAAGATTAGAATGAATGTGCATAACCTACACGAGTAATACCAGCTTGTGTATCACCACGCATACGATCATAACCTACATACACGTTGTCTGCCTTGGTAATGTTGTAACCAAGATCGGCACGCCATGTACGTGTTTCCCACTGATTTGCATCTTGATCAAACGGAGCACGATAACGCCATGCTACTGTTGCTGTTACACCTGTCGATGCAACTGGAATATTCACACCTGGCTCAATAGAGTAGTATGAATAATTTGTAGTTGTTGTATAACGCTCACCTAGACCTACACGAACATATGGTGTAGCTAGACCCATAACATTATACTGACCTGTAACACCTGCTTCTAGTTGTGAACTAGAAAGTCCTGTTTCAGTGTTGTCAGTCTTACCAACAACTGTCAAAGTTTTAACATCAACTGCAAAGTTATCGTTAACTGCTTGCTTAACGCTTAACTGATAGTTGTCTGATTTTGGGCCATTGTTTTTACCCAATTGGTCTTGAAATTCAACACCAACTTCGACAGCACTTGCTGTTACTGCCACTAGGGCTAAAAGAGTTGCTAATGCAATTTTCTTCATTTGTTTTACTTCCTTTTTATTAATAAAAATGACATGTTGTCATGTCTCTATTATATATCCGTATTAGTACAGAGAGCAATAGAAAATGGCTACTTTCGTAGCCATTTTGGTTAAGTTGGGTGACAAGGATCAACCAATCCTCGCGAGGGCAGTTTCTTAGGCTGCGATTGCAAATTCGTCATTAGCACTGATGCTAACTGGAACTTGGAAATACTCGAATGTATTTGCTTTTGCATTTACGTTATTTGCTTGATTTACAGTCATCGCCTACTGTGTTGCCGTCTCTACTATCTCGCCACGTCGAAGCCAATACAGGCCCATCAAAAGAAAACTCAGATCCTTTCACGGTTGGCTCCATTACTGGTTAGCCGCAGTATGCATCCTGCCGAATTTTCTTTTGGTGGACCTGCCGGGGGTCGAACCCGGGTCCGCAACGCCTTCGCTTTGAAGGGATTACAACAATTCTTTAAATTAACGCTTTTTCTTAGTAGCTCGCATTGCGGCTTCACGAATACGTTTTTTTGCGATTGGTCTAGTCATTTTGGACTCCTTTGTTAAAATTTAATTATACTATCTTTTGTTTATAAGTCAATTATTTCGAATTAACTCATCGCTTCCTGTGTAATCAAATGAGCACCAACGTTAGCTGTTGAACCACTAGTATTAGTAATAGCAATAGTCAACGTATCAACTTGGTTACCACGAACGCTGTTGTACATGGCAAAGAAGAATGACAAATCAATCTGTTGTAAACCTGAACCGCCAGCTGGTGATACAAACGCAAACACAACTTCGCCGCCGTTAGCGTTAGTACCAGGGTTAACTGCTGGAGTAAGTGCGGTCATACTAGTAGCTGTTGTATCACGTTCGGCAAATGAATAAGCACTACCTAACTGGTTCAAAGGTGTCCATGCTGGATTAGTCAATGTTGCTGTGTTACTTACTGATCCTGCAATTAATTCTACCACGCACTTTTGGTCAGCTGTAATAAACATAGTCTTAGGCAATAACTGTCCACGGTTGGCCAGTCCAACGATGTAGCCTTGTACAAATGTATATGTACTTGCTGTAACGTTAGTAGTTAATGGCAAACTGATAGTGATATAACTGTTGGTAACAACGCTGGATACAACTGTACCTGCCTGTACGCCAACACCAGTTACACTCTGTCCTGCAAAAATACCAGAAGTATTTGCAATCTGGATAATTTGGCTACCTGTAGCACCAACGGTATAACCATTAACTGTTGATACGCTTGAACCGTTATATGTGATTGAACCACCGCTAGCTGAAGCTGATGCTGTTACAGCTGAAGTAGCTGGTGATGCTAATGTAGTTCCGCTTGGAGCCGCACCAATTACATAGTCTGCCATATAAAGCGTAGCTGTACTATTTGTTGTAATACGAGCTATTTGTCCAAAACCATTTGAACCTAATCCTGGGAAGTAAATTGCACGACCTTGGAATTGGTTAATTGATAATACTGCTGTCAGTGTACCGCTAACTGCACCTGTTACAAGTGTGTCAACTTGAATAGTAAAGTTTGGACTTGTACCTGATATTGTTAGAATCTTTGAACCAACTCCGATACCCGTTCCACTTACTGTATCGCCTACTGCAAATACACCAGTTTGTGTACCACTAGTAGTTAGTGTATATGGGTTGGTATACCATGTAAATGTTTGATTGCTAGTACCTGCTGTTGTTGTTACTACTGTTGTACCGCCTTGTGTTGTTACTAGTGTAAAACTATTTGATGTAGCTTGTGCTACACTAAGTGGAGCAACATAATAAGTACCTGCCGCGATATAAGTTGCAGTACCACCTGATATAGTAACAGGAGTTCCAGTTGGTAATGGGTTCGCAGTGGCAGTACCATAAGTTATTACTCCACCTACTGCTATAGTAATTGTACCACCTAGCGTTGTAGTTGCAGTAGCAACTGCTGTATTGTTAACAGTATTGTTTAAACCCAATGTTAGTACGTTTGCGTAAATCGGTGTTGATGTAATAGCTGTGATGTGATTTTGACTTACTTGATATGTACCAACACTGCCTGGCGTGTAAAAACTAATTGCGGTTGTGCTTAGTGCGGCTGTTGTCGCAACTGGCAAACCAAATTTATCAACCAAGTTAACTGTTGTGCTAGTTGTGTAATTGCTTGGTACAAATGTTCCTGCTGGAATACCTGCGGCTGTAATTAATTGTCCTGCTACAATACCTGTACTAGCTGATACTGTAATACTTGTGGCGCCCAGTGTAGCTGTTGCGGTTAATCCACTAGTTGCACTTGAACCAGTTGATGTTAATTGTGTAACAACAAAAGTTCCCCACAGGACACCAGTACCTTGTAGCTGTTGTCCTGTTACAATTGATCCACTATTCACGTTTGTAACTGTCATCGTAGTGCCTACGATACTAGCCGCTACGTTGCCTGCTGTATTGGTTGCTGATGTAATAGCACCACCATTACTTAAACCATTGATGTTTCCGTATTCTTGTGTTCCCATAGGACGACTACGAATACTCAATAATGGAAAACGTGTAGTACCTGTTGGAATAGCACGAGTTGGTGCATTTAATGGCATACCATAAGAGTACGTAAATCCACGCTGATCGTTTTGTCCACCTTCAATAATAACTGACACACCATAATGGTACATGTCGTTAGTACCAGCTGTGTTGGTTGTATTGCGTTGTTCGTAACGAACCGGTAAGTTACCAGTACGTGCCCACGGTGCCAATTGTCCGCCACCTGTTAATGGGTTAGCATAGTTACCCCATCCAATTTGGTGAGCAATGATTGGTTCACCGTTGACCCAGAATCCCCAACGTGTTGCACCAGCACCGTACCATCCGTATTCTAACCAGAACATCTGAATACGTGTAAAATCGATAGTAGCCAATGTAGCACGGTCGCCGTTCCATTGATCTAAACCTACACGAGTTTCTTGTATCACACCGTTTACGTCTGTACGCACTACAGCATAGATACCAAATGGATTATCTGGAGTCACTACGCTTTGTTCAAAAAATACACCGTTGGAATCGTCAAAGAATCCCACACGTTGTACGTTACCCGATAATGCAGTACCTAAGTTACAACCTGTAGCCATAAACATAGTCTTACCTGGTTGGTAGCGATGATATGGACGTGACTGACGAATTGTCATATCTCCTGGACTTGAACCTAAACGCATACGTACACCGCCACTTGATGGAACTTGTTGTACGCTAGTCAATCCGCTGACGTTGTTGGTAAAAATCTCCCAACGCATTGGCTGTGTGCCGTATTCAAAGTCAGCTTCATAAATGTTTTGATGCATTGTGACTTTTAAACGCCCTAGTACATCACGTACACGTGGGGGCATTGCACTGCCGAATCTGTCGCTATTATTGGTATATGCCATGGAATTGCTCTCTTAAAATAAGTATCTTTGTATTTAGCTTGTATTATGTAAGTTTTCTAAAGTGCTCGTTATCCTTTTTTGCAAGATACACATTTTCAGGTATTATGTCAAAGGATATAGTAATTCTAGAAATAGTTGTTTCATTTTTGGCAGTTTTATGGTTAACCCAACTAGGAAAAAATAAACATTCTCCATCGATGTTGTCGATACCCACTATATCTCTCTGCGCCTTAGGCCCGCCGCCTAGTGTAAAAGAGCTTTTAAAATAAGTTTGTGTATTATTTGTGCGTATGGGTATATTTCCGCTGACATGCGGGCACGGACCTGGTTTGATATCAGTATTACTAACCGCATCAAAATGAGTATGCCATGTTATTTCATGCTGAAATCTTAATTCATTCGCCCACATACGTATATACGATCCAGCTGTTTCAAAACCCATGGCAGACATATAGTTTTTGTATTCTTCTGCAACGAAATCTTTCAAATATCTTATTTCTTCATAATCTAAATCTAAAAAATTATAACTGCCGTATCTTCCAGTGAGCCAAACTGGACTTTTAATAAAATCTGGCTGTTTTGAAATTTCTAAAATGAAGTCTTTTTCTTTTAAAACAATTTCAGCTAGAGCTGTATGAACTCCAGGCTTCATCATGGCTGTATAGAAACACACATCTACCGATGGTATTAAGGGAGGCTGTCCTGGAAAATTAATAGTTAACAGTTTCGTCATCTTGTATTTACGCCTGCTATTATAAATACTACTATAATCCGGGAGCGAATCAAATGGCTTTAATAGACTCAATTTTAAATTTAGTTACTAAACAACCAAAAGACCCAAACGCAGTAAAACCACCAATAGGTAGTCGTAGTGAGCGTGAGGCAAAAATCAAAGACAAGGCAGGTATGGTTATCAGTGTATTTGCCCTGATACTAGCTGTCAACAGTTGGTACGGCGGTAAGTTAAGCAGTTTAACACTTAATAACACTATTGCGGCCAACGATGTTTGGAGTTTTTACGAAGCTAAAAGCATCAAACAAATGCTAGCTGAACAATCATTAGATGATGCTATTGTTCGTAAAGACACAGCTAAGATCGAAAAACTAGAAGCTAAGATTGCACGTTACGAAAGTGAACCTGCAACTGGTGAAGGTAAAAAAGAACTAATGGCCAAGGCCAAAAAATTAGAAGCTGAACGTGATCAAGCTAAAAAGCAAAGCCCATGGATTGGTTATGCCAGTACACTTTATCAGTTGAGTATTGTTGTATTATCAGCAAGTATATTAGCAGTAAGTATGTCTATGTTCTGGGGTAGTTTCTTTGTCGCAGGATTAGGATTACTGTTGTCAGCACAAGGTGTATTCCTCTGGTTCTAAGGAGCCAGTGGTGTGGATCCGTTAACACTCTTTGCCCTTGCCAACGGAGCCGTATCTGCGGTTAAAGCAGGGTGTAAACTATACAAGGACATCAAAAGCGCCGCAGGCGATATTAAAGACGTCCTTAAAGATTTAGATAATCAATTTAGCAGTCGACATAAAGACGCTCCTCCTACCGTTGAACAACGTAATCAATACGTACAAGAACGCAATCGTGTAGTCGAATTAAACAAAAAAGCCAATGCCGAAGAGCATACTGGAATTTATCAAGAAATTGGCGACAAACTAGGTGAATATTACGATAACATGTACAAATGCATGGCTATCTTTGCCGAAGAAGAACGCCGTGCTAAAACTGAAATTTACAAAGGTGATGCCAGTCTAGGCAAACGTGCTCTACAGCGTGTTCTAATGCGTAAACAATTAGAGCAAATGAGTACAGAACTACGTGAGCTAATGGTTTATCAAAGTCCTCCTGAACTAGGTGCATTGTACACCGAAGTCGAAACAATGATGAAACAAATGGGTGAAGACCAAAAGGTTCTTATTGCTCGTCAGATGCAGGCTCAGGCTAGACAAGAAGCACGTAAAGCGGCACGTATGAAACGTCTTACTGAAGAAGCAATAATTGGAGTTATCATACTCATACTATTATTGTCTATCATGTTTATGATGATGTGGGTAGCTTGGGACCGACAACAAAAATATCCTCAATATGGAAATGGTATCATTCCAATTAATCCTAATCATAAAGAAGAAAAATACATTTACATAGGTAGGTAAATAAAGTATCACCTTAGGACCGGTACTCGTTACCGTGGTGTAGGAGGCTCCTGCCTTGGAACAAGCGATTCGCTACCGCGACTTTCTAAAGTGGCACTTGTAATTTCAACGTAATCTTAATCTGCTACTATTATGTATAAATACATGAAATTAAGTAGCGAGAGCCAAATGTCAAAAAAAGTCCTATTCCTTTTAAAACGTAGAGAAGATTATCACGCCATTGTACATGCTGAGGTTGGCCTCAGCACAGGTCTATATAATAGTGCAAAATTTATTCACGACATGTTAGAAGAAAATAAAATAGCAAGTGTATTAGAAGTTGCTATAGATAATAATTGTATAGATAGATTAGTTACAAAACATCAACCAACACATGTGATTATTGAAGCGTTATGGGTAGTGCCTACTAAGTTTGCAGTTCTATGTAAACTACATCCTAATGTAAAATGGATTATTCGTCTACACAGCGAAATGCCATTTATGGCAGGCGAAGGTATGGCTATGGATTGGATTGGCGATTATAGCGGATTTAAAAATCTTATTATTGGTGTAAATGCTCCACGTATGATGCGTGAGATAGCTATGTATTTGCAACACAGAAACAGTTGGACTGACGAACAAACTGCTGAAAAAGTAATTTATCTCCCCAATTTCTATCCGCAAGAATACAAACCCTACAGTAAAATTGATAAAAAAAGCGATACTATAGATATTGGGTGCTTTGGTGCTATCCGTCCATTAAAAAATCATTTGCTACAGGCATTTGCCGCGATTGATTTTGCTAATCAAATTGGCAAAAAATTACGTTTTCACGTAAATGCAGGACGTATTGAAATGCAAGGACAACCAGCTATCAATAATCTTAAAGGATTATTTGAACAAATTAGCGGGCACGGTCATCAATTAATTAACCATCAGTGGCGTCCTAGAGAACAATTCCTAGAGTTGTGTGCAGAAATGGACATAGGTATGCAATGCAATTTTAGTGAAACATTTAATATTGTTAGTGCAGATTTGATTAGCCAAGGAGTTCCTATTGTCGGAACAGCTGATGAAATTCCATGGGCTGTACCTGCTTTCTGTGCAGATCCTAACGACAGCGTAGATATAGTTAAAACATTAAAAACTACTTATAGTGCTCCTTGGATTAATGTTAAATCCAATCAATGGAACTTAACTCGTTATACTAACCAAACTACTAAAATTTGGACTAAATACTTCAGTTAAGGAGACATTCATGTCAAAACATAAAGTTAAAACACATAATTGGAATAACGGGATTTTAGAAACTCTCGATCATTTCTTTGATGATTTACGTTCTGCTAATTTATTTGCCAACAACATCGAAGCTCATACAGTAAAAGTATACGATCCAGATGGCAATTTATTAACTTCAAAATCATCTGCTTCAGCTTCTGACACTTACGCTTAATAGTATTATGAACAAGTATAAGGCAGTTATTCTCACATGGTTGCAAAATAGAGAAAGCAACCATGAAATTGCTTGGAGATTTTTTGAAGCTGAAACACCAGAAGCTGTTATTGCATTGGTTCGCGGAGACGAATTCCCCAACGCACATTTAATTCGTGTATTTGCAGAAGAAGATACCGAACATACTACAGAACTAGCGAGAGACGAGAATAATTTTTTAACACCGTTTAAATCTTAATGAATTTAGTATTTTATACATTGATAGTCACGCATATCACTATAGTATGCGTGACTTTATTTTTGCATCGTGGACAAGCACACAAAGGAATCATATTCCACCCAATCCTCGGACACTTCATGCGTTTTTGGCTATGGCTAACAACTGGCATGGTTACCAAGCAATGGGTAGCTATACATCGTAAACATCATGCGTTTAGTGATAAAGAAGGTGATCCACATAGTCCACACGTATATGGAATCAAACGTGTCTTTTTTAAGGGTGCAGGCTTATATCACCTGGCCAGTAAAGACACAGACATGGTTAACAAGTTTGGTGTTGGTACTCCAGACGATTGGATGGAGCGTAACATTTATACACCCCATAGCCGCCTTGGTATTCTTTTAATGCTGGTCATAGACTGCCTGTTCTTTGGACCATGGGGTTTTATAGTGTGGGGTGTACAAATGATATGGGTTCCATTTCATGCCGCAGGTGTTATTAACGGATTAGCTCATTGGTATGGTTACAAAAATGGTCCAACTAAAGATAAATCACGTAATCTTATACCTTGGGGTGTATGGATTGGTGGAGAAGAGCTACACTCAAATCACCACGAAGAACCTGCTAATGTTAAACTAAGTCGTAAGTGGTTTGAGTTTGACATTGGTTATTTTTATCTTCGCGTATTTTCCATCTTGGGACTTGCCCGTATCGTTCAGAGGTAGGATTACATACTAGAAAATACTATTTTTTAAACCATAAACAGGTATCTAAAACCTTTAGAATTTCTTCAATTGTGGTACGATTGTGGTTTGCCGCTAGTTGGGCAAAGTCTAACCATCTGGAAGCATAGAATTCGTTTCCTTGAATCCATTGCTGGTACATCATTTCAAGGAAACGTTTATCTACCATATTAATGTGCTAGTGGATTGTCTAGAGCTTTCTGAATCTTGTTATCGATATCTTTGCTCATTTGCTTCAAATCTTTACGTACATCTTGCACATCTTGTTGTGTTTCACGTTGTGTCTGTTTAGCACTACGTTCAACTTGGTCAACTTGATCGCTAGTTCTGCGAATGTCAGCTTTTAAATCGTTCTTGATATTATTAACATAGTCCAATTCTTTTTGACTATTTTGTTCAATAACACTTAAACGTTTATCAAACTCTGATAAGTCTGGCGCAACATACTTAGTAATTTTAACTTTCATATCTTGATAGTCTTTGTATACTTCGAATGCACCATACAATCCGCCTAAGATTGAACTTACTAGAGTAAATGCAACCATTAGTTTTGCTGGAGTAAACTCATATCCACCTATACTAATAACTGTGTCTTTACTGGCGTATTTCTTTACTGCTTCTTCTGCGTTATCAATTGCGGCATTAACGTCTTTTATTTCTTCTGTCATTTTACTTCTCCCTATTATATTGTGATTCAACCATTTCGTTATGCAGTTGATCAGTTGGTCCGAACAATCCACGACCTAATCTTCTGTTGTCGACTGTTTGTTGATTACCATATATCGAATATGGTTTATAAAATTGTGTTTGCACAATTAATTGTTGACTATAAGCATCAAATCCAGGCTTATAGGCCATAGCTGAAATAACTACCCCTTGTAGTTGTTTTTGAGCTTCCATGTTAGATGCTTTGCCCATTTCATTAGCAACGTTCTTAGCATTAGCGGCCGCTTCCTTCTTCTGTGCTTCTGCTTTTCTTTCCGCTAATTCTTGGCGAGCAGTCTTAGGTTGATCTTTATTACCATCTTGTTGTCCACTAGCCATTTGGCTTGGGCCTGCTGGTTTATCATCATCAGATTTTTTATCTTCTTGTTTTTTATCACCACTAGGTTTATCACCACTAGGTTTATCATCAGATTTTTTATCGTTAGAACTAGATGCTTGTTGAGCAGGAGCCGCAGGAGTTGGAGCCGCAGGAGCAGGAGCTTGTGCAACTAACTGTACAGGTGCGGCTGGTGCGGCAGCAGGTGCGGCTGAAGCAACTGGAGCGGCAATCGCTTTATCTACAGTTGTATTACCAGTTGCTGATGGTGCTACAGAAACAGTACCGCTAGAACTAACAGTTGGAGTTACAGAACCAACTGCTACTGTTGTAGTTGTAGTAGGTGTAGACGATGATGTTGTTGTAGTGGTGGTCGTAGCAGTAGTAGTAGTTGTAGTGGTAGGCGCAGTTGATGCAACCACTCCGGCTGTTGCTACAGTTGATGCCATATTCTGCTGTTCAAGCACCATTCTAGTTGCGTAGGCAGTTGCGTAATTTGGACAAGTTCTATCATATAATCCATTTAACGAGCACTGCTGATTAAAGTATGCTTGTGCATATCCTGGACAATCAGACATGTATAATGGGTTTGCTGTACATTGCTGACTATGGTATGCCTGTGCATATCCTGTACAATCTGTTGCATATAACGGATTAGCTGTACATTGTTGATTATGATACGCTGTTGCATATCCCGGGCAATCACTAGCGAACAATGGACTAATACTACATTGTTGATTGTGATACGCCTGTTGATATCCAGAGCAGTCTGTTGCATACAATGGGTTAATTGTACATTGTTGATCGTGATACGCTTGTTGATAACCCGAGCACGTTGTCGAGTACAATGGATTAAGGCTACATTGTTGATCTAGATAAGCGGCCGCGTATCCAGGACAGTCAGTAGCATAAAATGGATTAAGACTACATTGCTGATCGTGATACGCTTGTTGATAACCAGAACAACTTGTAGAGTATAAAGGATTAACACTACATTGTTGAACTGTATATGCCGCTGTATATCCCGGGCAAGATGTATTAAAAAGCGGATTAATTGAGCATTGCTGAGTAGTGTATGCCGCCGCATATCCTGGACAGGATGGTGAATACAACGCATTTACAGTACATTGTTGTGTAGTGTATGCCGATTGGTATCCTGGACAAGTAGTAGATGATAACGGATTGATTACACATTGATCAACAGGAGCAGTTCCGTTAGCCGACCAACTTAATCCGGTTGTCGGCACATTAAACCCCTGTCCGTGATAGTATTGAAAGTACTCGCCATTTGCAAGATTTCCAGTCATACCGGCTGTTACAGTATGTCCAGTAGATATAAATGCGCCGCCATACTTGACATTAATGCCACCACTAGAATTGATATTCAACTCAAATGTACTTGAATTATTTGTTCCGTATTCTTTAGTACCATACCAACCGTAAGTCATAGAACTACCAGTACCTTTGTACCAAGTAGCTTGACCAGTTGTATCGATTAAATCTGTCCATAATGGTGCAATCAAATAATTGTACACAGAATTTCGTGTTCCTTGATTAGCAATGCCAGCCAAATCTTGTCCACTACAACACCCAGCTCCTGGAATACCCCCAGTACTAAAACTAACTAGTCCGTTAGAGTACATCCAGCTGTTAGAAAAGTTTTGTCCGTAGAACGGAAATACAAAGCCAAGAGGAACTGGTTGTGAACTATCATCTCCTAGTTGTAGATGGGTGGCACCAGCTGTGCCAGCAATATTTTCTAAAGGCAATGCCGCAGATCCTGTAGCGACAGATACCGCAAGGCCGGAGCCTCCAGGAATTGGAATAGACACTAGTGTACCTGTTCCCCCATTCACCGGAGTCACAGTCATACCTTGCGGATTAAAAACTACCTGTGCATGAACCTTGTCGCAGTTAGTTAATCCTGCAATTAAGATTACAGAAAATATTACTGCTAAAAACTTCATTACTCTTTGCTCTTAACTTTTTGTGGTTGACGATCAGGGTTAGTTGTCCAAATTTCTTTTGCTTGCTCACCAATTTTACCATCTACTGGACATGGTGTGCCAGCGTTCATCATGGCAGAGAACACACGTTCGTCTTGGCACATAATTGATACTGCGGCAACCTTCATTCCCATATCGTAAATACCACGTGCTAATTTTAATCTTTCACAATTTTTGTCAGTTGTTGCACCACCAAAAGATATACCTAAGATTTGAGTTTGTGCGGCGCCAGAATAACCAACAGCACATACATCACTGTTAATAATGGTTACAGCCGGTGCTACTGCTGTAGGTGGTGGACTAATAACTTTAGTCGTAGTACTACCGTTGTTTGTATTAGTGCTTGTACTGTTACTATTTTGTGTACTAACACTTGTAGATGTACTAGTGCTTGTGCTATTAGAATCACTAGTACTCTGTGTAACAATTGGATCACTATAAGCTACTGTGCTCATGGTTAAAAACATGGCGGCAATGGCTGTTGATAATACTTTTTTCATATTTTCGCTCCCACTAATTATGGTATTAGTATTTACTAGTAGGAAGCAAAGAATTAAACTATGCTGTTATTAATTTTACATGTTAAAAAAATAACATGTTAAAAAACCAACACCTATTGTGGTGCCTTGTGTGTTGGTTTATATTCACCTAAGTCAATAATCTGTTGTCCCTTGGGAGGAGTATGTCTACTATACATACCCATAGGATGGAAACCTTTATATTCTGGTTTGGTACGCAAAACCATCTGTTCAGCTTCCCAACCTTTACCACCAGTTATTTTATACACAGGTAAAGTTGTATCTTCCAAACTACCTATATACCAAATGTCTTTGAACTTTTCATGCTGTGGCTTTTGTGCAGATTGTCTATGTTCAGGTGCCGCACCTTTCTCAATAGCAAATGTATAGCCGCCATGTTTTCTAATATTTTCATATTTAGGATCGGCCATCATCTCCTCGTAAGGAACTACATGCCAGCCCAACTGTGTGCTTACACGTTTGGCTAGTGCATCGTACATTCTTGCACGACTTTTTTCGCTAGCATTAAATGTTATAGTATGTACACCCTTCCATTTTGCCACGTATTCTTTTACTGCTTGTATAACGGTGGCAAAG